GGATGTATCGGTAAGTGTAGCTGGCACTGCCGATAGCGTTTACTGATTCCTCGCCCTGAATTTCCAGAGCTAAGAATCCGTTAACGTCTACAGTGACACTATCCAAGTATGTGAACAACCCCAACGGGATTCCACCGGTGGTATACCCACCGGGAATAACGTTGATAATTAACCACGCTCTTATTGTCTTCCCTGTGATGTCTGGAAAGCAAAGCTCAGTAAGAGTAGCGGTAGCTTTGGAGGACGAAGTGCCAAATGGAGGAACCACTGGAATTGTGCCTGCTTGAATAGGTGAGATCATCGTGTTGCCAAGCAAAGTAACTGCTCCGGTCAATCCAATGGCTCTTCCTGTCATCTTTGCTCCTGTTCCCAAGGATACAGAAGACAGTGCAAGAACATCTCCTACCATTACTGCGCTGGCGTTGATTGTGGCAGAACTTCCTACCAACCAAATAACGTTTCGTGGCAACGCTCCGTTTGTCAACACCACAGTGGCACTGGTATTGATCGTCAGTGTTGATCCAATCTGGAAAATGAAAACCGCGTTGGGATCGCCTTGTCCGTTTAGGGTAAGTACTCCACCTACGGACAAGTCCATAGACGTTGCTGACTTGTAGATGCCGGGGGTTAGTGTCTGCCCAGCCAAGTTGCCTACTACAGTTACGCCACCCGGCTGTGCTTGAAAGCCAGTGTATGCAGTCATTGCGTCTGTCTGTGCAACGCTTGCCGTTGCATCAGTAATGTGCTGCACGTAAGGTGACTCTACGATACCGGGAGGAAATCCCGTGACGGAAGTACCGGGGTACAACCCTAGGTTCCCTCCGTTTATGTCTGTCGCTCCTGAGTTGGTTACAGTAGAAGCGCCTAGCACTTCAAAGTTAACCGCAGACCCAAGGAGTTGATCAATTGTTAAAGCCATATTTTCTCCTTAAGGGTATTATCCAAGAGTTACAGTGCGATTCCAAACTGCGTGGAAGATCACACTTGAATCAACCAGCAGTGCTGTGGGCAACACAGCGCCGTTGCTCAGTTCTGTTCCTGCTGCAAAAATCTGTAGCTTGTCCGTAGATGGTACATATCGGAAAGTGTACAGGGTGCCGCTCACTGCGGTCTCATCGAATACGCGGCACTCTAAGAATCCGTTAAAATCGACGGTTCGCACATCTGCAAACGCGACCAGACCCATAGGGATTCCGCCTGTGGTGTAGTTCAGTCCGTACCCAAACAGAACCGTTCCCCACGCACCGATGGTCTTACCTGTGATGTCAGGAAAGCAAAGTTCCTGAAGTGAAATTCCTGCTACGATGTTAGACATCTTGTTCTCTTTTCCCCGCCTAGTCTAATATAGACATTATTCGCGGATACATTTAGTTTTACTGCAATCGCGGAAGTGGAAGTTTCCGCAAAACTTGTGATATGCCTCTTTTGGCAATGAGTCTTTCCCAGTTGCCTTTTACTGAGTTTTGCATGGCGTTTTCTGATGCCACGCGTTGCTGCTCTAAGAATGCTAAGTGCTCGTTCTTAGAGTTTTCTATTTCTTTTCTGCTTTGTTCATTCGATGTCTGAATCTCATCGTGAATTGACATGCTCTTTGAATACCTTTCTCATCTCAGCTACTATGCGCTCGTCTGGTGTGCATCTGTGTCCATTCCAGTTGAGGTATATACAGTACGCCGTTGCTGTGCTTAAGTCCGGCACTATATTTGGAAGTCTAGTGCGAGGAGGTGCTCGTAATGCTCTGGGTTTGTTAGGTACGAACTCTGACCTTTGCCCAGTGTACATTATGTATCGTGCCTCGTGGTGGAGTACTATACCTGCTTTGGATAGTACGCTGGTCACCCATGCTTCATCGTTGTTGTCCACTGGCAAAGTCGCATCTGCTACAAGCTGCATAGAGCGCCGACTCATCCAATAGGAAAATCCAAACGGCACAGGGTACTCTCGTATGTCATTTCTACGCCCTGTAAAGTCATAGTTTTGAAACCCAGACAAAAACTGCACAGGGTTAATAACTACATCGTCGTCTAGCTTTACAACGTAGTCGTAGCCTTGCTCCAAAGACCACCGCACAATACTTTGCACTTTGCTAGGCAAGCCTTCGTAGGAGTCGTCGCAGTCAAGGAATACTTCGTCGTCCTTTGGGGGCCTATCCGATGGTCCGAAGAAGAACTTAACATCTGCTCCTTGAACCAGTGATAGCCACGTCTCACGTATGCACTGCTGATGCAATGCGTGTGCGTGGCAAGTTACGACGGCTATCAAAATCTTCACCGAATTCTCCTGAATCGTATTGATGGTTCGACTGGTACTCTCTGCTGCTCCGGTGTATAGGGCTGGTCTAACGTCATAGAAGTCTCTGTGTCTATCCATGCTTCCATTCCCCACTTCTTACGGAACTTTTCTGCTCCTGTTGTGCAATCGTTTCCGGGTCCGGTTCGCGTAAACGTACTGGCCGCGTGCCTGTGTTCCACACTTACCTTAGAGGTGACTGCTAGCATGTAGCCTGCTTGTCGTACGCGGTAGTTGTAGTCGGAATCGTCACTGCCGTATGAACCTCCAAATGCTGGGTCCATGTAGCCAATCTTTTCTATCACTTCTCTTTTGATGTACGTGCATATCAAAGCTAAGCGTTGACTGGAGTACGTAACCCCTTCTAGCTTTGGGTTGGTTTGTAGGATGTTTCCTGCTGCTCCTACTATACGTGGGGACAACATTCCTATCTTCGGGTCTGAATATGCTACTTCTTGCAGCAACTCCCATGTGTTTGGTTGTAGGAACCGTACGTCGTCTCCGCAGTATAGTATGTCACTGTCGGACGCGGCAGCTTGCCATGCTTGATTGGCGTTTCCGGGGTTGCTAAATACTGGCGGTCCTTGTAGACATGTCCACATAGGCCCAGTTGGCATGACGATAGCGGACCCATCCCGTACGAACACTTTTGGAATGTCTGGTAAATTCTTATCGGCACTCTCCACAAACCCATCAAAGATGTCTGGGAACTTTCCCAGCACCGCTACGGTCACTGGGCGCATAGTCCCTCCTCGATGGTGTCTGCAACGAAGAACATGTCCTCGTCTTCTAGACCCTGATGCATTCCGATGAAGGCACCTTGCTTCTCTAAGTAACTAGCCACTGGGTATTTCTCTGCCATGCCGGGGAATAGTCTCTTGTACACAGGTTGGCTAAGCAATGGAAACATGAAGCGCGTCTCTATGCCTTTCTGTTCTAGGTGCAGCAGTAGCTTGTCACGATCTACGCCCTCTTTGCAGACAAATGGGTACATCATGTACGAGTGGTCGTAACCTTCAGGTGTGAACGGCAGTTGCAACCTGTCTTGGAGGTGCACAAGGCTGGCAGATAAAAGCCATGCGTTGTGTCTGCGCTTTTGTATGTTCTCTCTCCATCTCTCTAGTTCAGACAGGGCGATTGCAGCTTCTATCTCAGTGCATCGATATGAGTAGCCTACGCGGTCGAATTTATAACGACGCTCTATCATGTCTTTGCTGATCTTGTCATCGTCATCGATGCTGGTGTAAATACTGTCTCTACCATGCGCCATTAGGCTGCGGCACACTGTGGCGTACACGTCGTGGTTAGTAGTTACTAAACCTCCGACTCCACCTACAATGAGATGCGCAACGTACGTACTGAAGCACGCCATGTCTCCGTAGGAGCCTACAGACTTACCGTTGATACCTGCAAACATTGTTTCGCAAGAGTCTTCAATAACGCTCAGTCCATAGTAGCGTGCAATGGACATAACTCTGGTCATGTTAGCTGGCAGTCCGAACAGGTGCACAGGCATGATTGCTCTGGTTCTGCTTGTCACTTTCTCTGCGATCTTATCTGGGTTGATATTGAACGTAAGCGGGTCAACATCCACAAAAACCGGAGTAAGGTTATTCTGCAGAACCACATTAGACGTTGCGATAAACGTGATCGCCGGGACAAGTACTTCATCTCCGTCTTCATAGTGGTGCCGTTCCTTTAGTGCAGCCAACGCTATCTGCAACGCGGACGTTCCGCTGTTACAAAATACTCCGTGGTTGCATCCATGAAGTTTAGAGAAGTCCTGTTCGAACGTCTCTGTGTACTTCCCTTTTGATAGCCTATTGTTGTCTAGGCAGTCGTTGACGTACTTCTTTCCCATTTCGCTGATTGATAGTTGTCCCAAGGTTATCATTGCTGAGTCGTCTCCTGATTTCCTCGTCCACACGCGCATGTATGTCCGTGTACTTCATAGCCTCGTGCAGGTTGTGTTCAACAGCCTCTGCTCGTGACTGATAAAACTCTGGTGTTAGACCCTCTAGTATCCTTGACAGGTCTTCGTAGGTATCAAAAGAAAGAATCCCTCTTGCGTCAAAGAACTCTCCTACGTTTGGTGCACCCCAGTATATGGGGATAGTGCGCGACACTAGACAGTCGATTAGTTTCTCTGTTATCCAGTTTGTGCGCTTCCCGTTTTCCATTACGATTGAGTACTGGTAAGGGTAGAGCAGAGGACGTTTGCATTCCAATTGCGGCTGAGCCTCTGGCATGCCGCCGCCAGCCGAGGACATGTACTTAGTTACTTCCAACTGTCCTATACTTGCTGGTAGTCTTTTGTAAATTTCGTGTCTAAAATAGTGCCCAGCACACATTGTCTTGGAACTGGTTAGGTAGGATACTGCAAAGCGTTTCTTTGATGCATCACAGTGATCCTGAGGGTTTGATGCCCAGCGGCATGTGCCAAAGATGAACTTCACTGCGTTGTTTGGGCAACCGTCTAGCACTCTTTGGTTCCAAGCTAGTATCAGGTCATAGAACGTGTGGCTGTCAATCAACTGCTGTTCTGTAGGAACTATGTCTGGAGGCTCTAGCTGTATGAAAACCCTGTACGGTGAGTCATCTGTAAAATCAAACGTATCAGTTGCTATAGACACAGGAGCTTCCTGCTCACCGAATCCATAACCTAAGATTGGTCCTACTATTTTTGGCTTGAACATTCATTCTCCATGTACCAATCTATTGTTCTTTGCAGACCTTGCCACAGCGGAGTTTTATACTTAAATCCAAACTGCTCTGCCTTGGTGGTGTCGAACAATCTTCTAGGCTGTCCCTCTGGTTTAGAAGTGTCCCATTTCACTAACCCTTGGTATCCAATTAGTGATGTCAGTAAACTCACAATGCGCCCTACCGTCACTTCGTCTCCAGTGGCTATATTCACAGGCTCTGCACCGTGATAAGACTCTGTAGCAAGCACTATGGCTTCTGCACAATCTTCTACGTACAGGAACTCTCGGCTGGCTGAACCTGCGCCCCACACGGTTAGGTCTGTACCGTCTCTCTTTGCTTCTAGGCACTTTCGTATAAGAGATGGTATGACGTGCGAGCGTGCCGTATCGAAGCTGTCCCTAGGTCCGTACATGTTGGCTGGTACCAACCCTATGCAGTTCATGTCGTACTGCTTGCGGTACGCCTTACACTGCTCCAGAAGAACTCGTTTAGCTATGCCGTACGGTGCATTTGTCTCTTCTGGGTATCCGCTCCACAAATCTTCTTCTCGCGCTGGTAGGCTTACGTTCAATGGATATGCGCAAACGCTGCTGATCGCTACGAACTTGACCACTCCGTGTGTCTTGGCTCCTTCTAGAACCTCGGAATTGATTGCTAAGTTGTCGTATAGGTAGCTTGCTGGGCTGGCGGAACAAGATTGTATTCCTCCGCAGTGCGCTGCTGCATGTATCACTACGTCCGGCTGTAATGTCCTGTACATCCTAGTTACATCGTTATGTCTGCGTAGGTCATAGTCTTTTGACTCTGGAACCGCTACGCTCAGGCATCCGTGCTCATACAGTTTATCTACTATGTGCGATCCTAAGAATCCTGCGCCTCCGGTGACGCACACTCTTTTACGTTCTAAGTTCATTCCTCGCCTCACGTAAGTCTGAGTCAACCATCTCTTCAATGAGTTCTTTAAACCTAACCTTAGGTGACCATCCGAGTAGTCTCTTTGCTTTGGAAGCATCTCCTTGAAGCAAATCAACCTCTGTCGGTCTGTAGTACCTTGGGTCTACTCCTACGTAGTCGCTCCAGTCCAATCCTACGCGCTTAAAAGCTACGTCCAGAAGGTCTCGTATACTGTGTGTCTCTCCTGTGGCAATCACAAAGTCATCTGGGCATTGGTGCTGTAGCATTAGCCACATGGCTTCTACGTAATCCTTGGCGTGTCCCCAGTCTCGTTTTGCATCTAGATTTCCAAGAGTAATGACCTTTTGTAACCCTAAAGAAATTCTGGCAGCGGCTTTGGTCACTTTGTGTGTGACAAATGTTTCACCCCGGCGAGGACTCTCATGGTTGAACAGTATGCCGTTACTGGCAAACATGCCTTGTTCTCGTGCGTTCACTGTGTACCAAAATGCGAACTGCTTAGCGATCCCATAGGGACTACGTGGGTAAAAAGGAGTAGTTTCCTTCTGTGGAGTTTCCAGCACCTTGCCGAATAGTTCTGAAGAGCTAGCTTGGTAGTATCTAGACTCTGGGCAGTGTGCTTTTACTGCCTCTAGGAGCCTCAGGGTTCCCATGGCGTCCACGTCAGACGTGTACTCGGGACAATCAAAGGACACGCGCACATGACTCTGAGCACCTAGGTTGTAGATTTCATCGGGCTTTACCTTGGACAGCAAAGCGCCTAGGGCACTGCCGTCACTCAGGTCACCAAAGTGCAGGTGCAACTGCTCAAAGATGTGGTCGATACGCGCGGTGTTCAACGACGAAGAGCGACGTATAATTCCGTGCACTTCATACCCTTTGCTAAGCAACAACTCTGACAGGTACGATCCATCTTGTCCCGTTATGCCAGTTACTAGCGCCTTTTTAGACATCCTGTTTCCTCTTGAGTCTTGCACACTGCATGCATGAGGTAATATTCGTCGTCTCTGAGTTCTATGTGCATGTCGTCTGTGCCTTCTACTATCTTAGAGCAAAGAACACAGCGCCTACCGTACAGCTTCCTGTACAGTATTAATGCCATCTTTTTCCATTTCATATCCGAGTCCACCGCTCAGGGACTATATCCCGTGCGTCTTCGTTGCCCGTCCTAAACCACTGCTTAGGAGCAACTACCTTGCCACGCTTATCTGCTCCAAGCCATGCACCCCACCACGAAAAGCTACTGTTGGCAATTACGGCGCTGTGACATAGGCTCATAAGCCACAAGTCTTCGTGTGGTGTGCATATGACGCGCGTCGTAGGGTAAGGTATGGGTAGGTTGTAAGCTGCATCATCGGAGAACACAAAGAAATGTGGATTGGTAAATTGCTTTGCAGCTTCTTGGTAATACTCCACAGGAAGAACTCCATGTCTCTGAGCGGCCCACGTCAGGTAGTCTCCCCGGCGCACATGCAGCATGACGCTGTTGGGTGTGCCTATTATAACCTCTGCATACCTTTTAGCAAGGGTGCTTGGTTCTTCTTTTAATCTAAACTCCAACAGTAGAGTGTGTGTTAGGTGTTTGAAGTACCTTTCACATTGCCAATACCCGTTCTGCACGCTTGGGTCTTCCACTTCTGGGTGTGGGTCATACGGAAGTCCACGCTCACTGATCCACCTACCCTCTGGCTTAGTAGTGTATGACAACTTCGTGTTGAATCGGTCTAGGTGACATCCGTACTGGTTGCAGTTATTGAATAGGCTTGCATTCGGCAAAGTCCTAGCGTACGCATATTGGAACAGGGTATTTCCTATCCCACCTTGCAGATTAACGGTAATCATTCTGAGTCCTAGCTGTTGATCGGGCTGGGCCACGTCACGTGAGACCATGTGTGGTCAGCGTGGTCGCGGTAGTATTGCTCTTCTTCTGAAAATGGCTTGGAGATGTACCACGGAGTGTGCTCCACTACGTAGGGCAGGTCTAAGCGGATGTTGTTCCACTCTGGTGTGATCCACGGTGAACGTGCTTTGTAAACTGCAAAGGTGGTGTCTATGGGAGCGTTGAACCCTCTCTCACACACCCTCTTCCAGAACACACCTTCACCTTCCCATCCTTTTCCGTCTCCATGCGTAATGAAGTCTCTACTCAGGTCGGGTATGTTGTCTAGGCGTAACCCCGGTCCCACTTTTCCGCTCTCTGGGTGCTTTGCAAGAAGTTTGCTGCACCTCTCTATCAAATCTTTTGGGCAGCAGTCGCTGGGTACGATATCAGCGTCGGTCACTACGTACGGAGTGCTCTGCACCAGATGCATTCCCTGCGTCCAGAACGACCACGGTCCTAGGTTCGGTTGGAACTTTACCGCCGTTATGTCGAACTCTTTGTACCACTCCAGAAGAGGAGGATACGTGGAGCCATTGTCCAGAATAGTAATGTTGTAAGTCCCGGCCTCTCGCAACCACTTCACCAATTTCATGATGCTGCTCAGTCGGTCACGATTGTTTATGAAGACTGGAATCTGTGCTGCGGGTGTTTCCTGTACGTCCACGTTGCTTGTGGCACATACCTGAATCGCGCTCCTGATAAGGCGGCTCTTAACCACAGGTTTTGATCCTCTCCGGGGTAGGGTTCAGTTTTAAACCCTCCTACCTTGTCAAACACACTGCGTCTCATCAATACAGTCACTGGTATGTAATTGTCCGATTGTACTGCAGCGTAATCAAAGTCTCTTGTCTTCCACGTTTTGGTAAATCCACTCTCTTTGCAATCTGAGTAGATGATGTCTGCGCTGCCACTGTAAGAAATTAGCGTAGATAGGTGCTCTGGATTCAGCAGATCGTCGTCGTCTACGAACGCTAGCCACTCATACGATGGGTCTAGGTTTTTCACTATCCTGTTACGTGTGGTGGCGGCACCTTCTGCTTTGTCATCTACGCCTATAGCGTGATACACATTTCCTTTCCAGTCTTGGGAAAGAACAGATGCCTTGCATTCGTCCAGCAATGCGTACCTACTGGATACAGTAGGAGTAATGACTGCAATTTTTTCTACTCTGGAGACAGAGAAGGAGTTTAACCACGCCTGATGCTTGCTTAACAGCCATCTATAGTCGTATTGGGAAGGCTCTCCTTCTTTTACTGGCCTAGACAAGTGCTGAGTGATCTTATCGTTTGTTGCTTCTGGTCCTGAAGAGTAGACATCCTCTTCATATCTAATGTCGTGATGTTTGGTGAACAACTTGTTGTTTTTTACAAGATCGCCTGTCCACTTGTCCTCAGCCCATGTGTCTATGCTCTTTATAACCAAGGGTTCTCTATGCAATCTGGGCCTCTGTATAGCCCGTGAGTATGGAGACTTTGGCACATCAAACCTTATGATGGTGTCCTCTGTTGGTATACGAGCGTTTACAAGTTCCTCGCATGCGCGGCTGCTTAGCCAGTACCCTGTGCCGCCACAGCAATAAGGTCCGGTATCGGGCCTGCATGCAAAGTTACCAGAGTAGTCGTAGTCTTCAAAGCCGCTTTTCACTAATCGACTAGGGCACACATAGGTGTCTGGATAGCACTTGAAGACGTAGTTGTAACTTCTCTCCAATGCCCATCTATGCATTGCCCTAGCTTTGTATGTGACGTTCTTGTAATCGTCTGGTGCATCCAGAAGCACCTCGTCCTCTTGCGTTACGCTGCTTCCTTGCCCCATGAATATTTTGTAGTCGGCATCTTTTACCAAAGGTAACCACGTATCACGCATTGCTTGGTTGTTTCCGTTGGTTCTGAACAATTCGCAACTAAGGACTGCTATGAGAACTTTCATTTTCGTCTTTATACTCCTCGGTGTCGGCAACCTTATCTGCTGCCTTCTTGAACATGTTGGTCAGTTTCATTACACCGTATGGGGCCGTTGAGAACGTAGCAAGCGCTCCTATGATGAGTGGAAGACCACCGATCCACGTTTGTAGCTTGTCGGCAGGCTGGTTCATCATATGACGTACCATCCACCATATTAGTGCCATGGATGATACTGATAGCCATGCACTAACAACTCTGGAAGAGCTAGGGCCGTGCTCATCGCTGAAGGCCCTGCCCAACCATGACCAAACTTTTTTCAAATCCATATTACACTCCAAACAGTACAACAGGTGCGTACTGCGCGTTGGTATTGTCCAACGGAGTTAGAACACCTAGAGTAGCTGGAAGGGCATTTCCTGAAAGGGCATTTGCTGCTGTAGCAAAACGCGTGGGAGCAGTCTGAGGTGCGCTAATATCTAACCCGTTAAGCATTTGCTGGAACCATGTCTCCAGATCATGACAGATGACAGAGCCTCCGGTTGTGCCGTTAGAACCCCAAGCAAACCAGTACACTCCAGCAGGCAGTACTACAGGAGACCCAAGGGTCACTGATCGATACTTTTGACTAGCAGTCGTATCGAACGCCGCTGCTCCTGCGTTCACTAGCAGAGTAGTTCCTGCCGCATTGTAAATCCCTGCTGTGAAGTTTTGAGTAACTCCATTTCCTGTGACCACAAATGCTGCTGCTCGTGATATAGTCCAAGCAGCGTTCAGCATAACCTGTACTGCGTACACCGTGCCGTTTGTGCTGATGTTATGCCCCGTATCATTAAGTATGGGGGCTAGGTCTTTTGCTCCTAGGAACCAACCTTGATTTGATGTCTTGAACGCTACAGGCGCTCCAAATGCAGACCACCCTGTGTTTCCGGTGCCAGTTTCTTTAACATAGAAAGCTGTGCCCGTCGATCCATCTCGTCTAGAGCAGATTGACCCAACATTTGCTGCCAGCGATGCTTCTGGTGTACCTGTGACGCTGTACCATCCGTCATGCAGAGGTATAGGTCTGGTAAGGGAATTTACATCTCCGTGCCCTATGAAACTTCTTCCAGATGTACTGTCATCAACGACTATACTAGCGGTCTTCGCCATGCCTATGAACGCGTAGCTGTCTGAAGTGACCGCGCTGTCCAGAAGGTATGACGATATTCCAGTAGCATGAGCGACTGTAATTCCATTGAAGTTCAACCCAGCAGCTATGCTGGTGTAGTTTGTTACTGTGCCTCCACCTGCTGGAGTGTCTATGCCAAATCCAAAGAAATTGTCAATAGTACCTCTCCATGTTGGGAGATATTCTAATATTCCTAAAAGATTTGTTAGGTGCGTACCTGTGTCTACCAGACTTCTCAACTTTAGCAAGTTAAGTTGCGGGGCGGTTACAGCCGCTCCTGACACGGACCCGAATATTTCTAAAGCATCCATATGGTACCCAACTGTTTTGGTGTTTGCTGTTACAGTCAACCCTGCGTTGATCTGTAAACCTGACAGGTTGTTACCATTGGCTCCATCGTTTTCAAAGTACACGTTCAGAGCTTTTCTTTTTGTATTGATGCCTGTTCCAGAAATGTCCTGCATGACCACTTGGTTCTGCGACACTGCTATTCCTGCGTCGTTTAGCAGATATGCGCTTAGTGCCGATGCGGGGTCGGTGCTTGCAATCTTTGTGAATCTAGTAAAGTAGTTTACTCCATCAGTGGTGATAAGTGCAGATTGGTACTGACCGACCACTATGGTAGGCCAATTGTTGATGGTAGAAACCGCTGGGGTGATGGTGACTTGTCCAAGCCCTAGGTTCTCGACGTAGCAGTACCATCCACTGGAGAAGTTCCCGGCTGTACCTGCCTGCGCTATGCTGACGGCTACGCTGGCGGAGTTTGAGAAAGTTATGTACTTTCCACGGTCTCCATCTTGAATAGCGTATGTAGTTCCTACCTGTGCATTTTGCACAAGTGCCTGAGACGGCGCTCCGAATATGGTAACTCCACCTGATCCATCAGAAGACACTGACACAGTTCCTGAACCCTTTAGGTTGAGAAGAGACTGTACAGTGTTGGGAGTTCCGTTTGTCTGTAAAATAATAGAAGAGCTTGACCCTGATCCACCTACCGCTTGGTCTGGGTATACTTGCTGTATTCTTCCACCGCCCACTAGGACTACTGTGTACGTGCCTGCTGCGCAGTAAGCAAAGGCATGACCGAAGCCGTCACATGTCAATGGCTGCGTGATAGACGTAGCTGCTCCAGAGTCCGCAAATAGAGGAATGAGGGGACTAGGAGGAATGGTGCTGGATACGGCAGGCTGCGAACAAATATAAACCAGTGTCCCGGCAGCTGCAGGACCTATTGTGGAGCGAACCCACGTATCAAACCTTGCTAATGGCATTGTATCTCCTTAGGGTTAACCCCATACCCACCCACACACGCACTTAAGCACATGTGACAGGTGGCTCTTTCGTAACTCTCGGCCACACTGGCCGCACATTCTCATCCACATGGAACACCTTCTTACCACGAGAGGAACGTAAATTCGTTGTTTAGATCGCCGTCACTATTTCCAAACGGTATGCGTGCGTAGTCTTGATGTTGCATGCGGCGTACATTAGCATTCTTCAATTGGAACATTTGCGTTCTGGATTCTGCCAGCAAATCCGCAAGCCCCGGTGACCCTAACATGCGAGCGTACTTTACTGCTGTCATATACGCTACAGCATCTGTACAGTCCATAACCGGAATGTACGTTGAAGAGAAGTCTAAATTAGGACTGAAAAACTGTGGCAAGGAGCAGTAGTATCGCAGGCGAATGTCTCGTTGCTGCGTAGCTCCGTGGAAGTTAAGGTTGTTGTTTCTCCACTCCCACTCTCTCAAGCATGTGCCTTGCTGCCAGCTACTAAGACCCCCAGACGGTGCATCCATTAGGCAGAAAGGATCGTTGCTTCCCGTTGCTCGTTCCCATAGCTTAGTGGGATAAAGCATGTCCTCAGGAAGTCGTAGATTTGGCCATAGCTGCACACCATCGAAGTAACCTTCGGGCGTTAGGATAGTTTGAATAGCTGGATCAACAGCGCCGGGACCACCTTGGGTTGGGCTGTTGATTATTGGCAGACCTGTCAGTATGACGTTATCTTTGATGAGTACCGGATCGCCTACGTTACGTAGCTCGCGGTATAGTTCTCGAATGGAACTGTTGAGGAAGGGCTGTGTGAAAGGTGAAATCGTTGGATCGTTCGTGAAGATTTGACCTTCTCCCGGCGTGTCCGTTTGACCTGCTTGGGTATCGTTTACCAAACTGCGTACTAGGTCCATTACTGTTGCAAGACTTGTAGTTTGCTGCCCTACATTAAGGGTTGGTGAAGACATTGTGCATTCCTCTCTACAACTTTAGTACACAACTCTAGGAATCTTTTCTTGGGCAAGTCCATCTTCATAGCGTCGATGTCTGCACAGCAAGGTACACAGTTTTCTTCTGTGTACCCCTTTGAGTTGTCTACCCTGTCTATTCCGTTGTAGGTGTACTGCTCTCCTGAGCGTACTGTTTTCACATTGGACGGCAATTCTCCTGTGTAATAACACGGAGACTGCGTAAGCGTATAAAACTGTTCCTCGGTTAACTCCCAAGTCAGTCCTCTGTGTTTCGCATTTGCCTTGTACTGATCTAGACATCTACGAAAGGCAGTTCCCGGCTTCCTACTCTTAGCCTTCCACTGCTCACTTGCCTGTACTTCTTTCACGTAACAACCACAACTTCTTGTAGTAGTTACTGCGCTTGGACATGACAGGTGGCATCCTCTTATAACTTTAGTTCCTCCACACTCACATGTGCAGAACCAATACCTAATCAACTGCCCTGTTTTACCTTTTGGTTTGGAATGATGCAAACTTTGAACAGTAAGCCTTCCAAACTTCATCCCAACTAAATCCTTGAATTGCCCTAATCTTGGCATTATATTCCTCCGCAAAGGTTTGTGAGGCGCATTGCGGTGCGCCCCACCACTGCTTGGGAGCTACCCAAAGCAGGTACAAACTAAACAGAGGGGGACAGGGCTAAGTTTACGGCTTTTGGACTCAGATCAAAAGCGGTTCTCTCCCTGTCCCCCTAAGATTGGTACAGAAATTACATGGCACCCTTGCCCACCCGGAAGTACGGGGGACTCAGAACCCCGCTTCCTGACGGAAACACGAGTGCCAAGCTTGTTACTGAAATGTGCGCGGCGTTGTTCTGCCGCGACTTGATGTTACACAGCCTTTGGCTGTCTTGGTGCATATCGCTCATCTTCTGTTGCTTCGTACGCCTGTGCGCGACTGCGGACGCCTGCCTTGATAGCTGCATCCCAATCTCCAATACACAAACCGCCTCCGTCCATAGGATGGAACGGTGCACCGACACGCGCAGGTGATCCGCAACGTGGGCAGTTCTCCAAGTGGACTTCCTTCTTGTGCCAGTTGAAAGTCTCGTGGAAGTAATCCGCTGCAGCGTGGTGCGCTGGAGTCAACACTGCAGGCAATGCCTGAGGGTTAGATGTCTCCACTGCACGCGCTTCAGTAAGCAGACTACGATAGTGCGCTTCAAGACGGCGCGTAGCAGCAGCCAGTTCCTTTTCGGTAGGCTCTTCACTCAAAGACCAGAACACTCCCAGTCTTCCAAGGTTTTGTCCTACGGAATCACTGCCTGTAACAACCGCGTCTTGGTCTAGCGTCCAGTTGTCAGGATTCACGATGTCCATTGCCATGCGTCGTCCGTCCATGACGGTGATGTCAATTTCGTTGGAGTCGATGTTTCCCTTCGGCATCTTGAAAGGAGAAGGCAGCTTGGTCACTCTTGCATACTTCTCACTCTCTTTACGTGCCGGAATAACCATTTCCTTAATCACTGGCAGGCGTGAAATCTTGTACTCCTGCTTTGCGATGTTGAACAGATAAACAAAGAAGTCGGCTGGACGACTCAGCATGTAGTCTGCTGTAGAGAAGTTCCAATCGATGTTGTTGATCTTGCTCAAGCTGGAGGCGGCTCCAGTATTCACTGCTGTGCTACTAACTAGCTTTGCTGAGATTTCGGGCATTATGAGTCCTTCTGGCGCGTACGCCATTCTGAGTTTCTGAGTCTAAATCGTGGGATTTGCTGAGTGCGAACTAAGTCCTCTCCCTAAGGTCTTAGCGTTTGTTACCATCCTGTTCCAGTGCCGAGTCATTTGCTCAACTTTCTTGTCTATGAGTGAAGTCCTGCACCCTTGCCGTGCGTATGACACAGGGCCTTTGAAGGCAAGAGAAGAATCTCTCATGCAATCTTCGATCATAGTTAAGTCTGCTGCATCGTCCTTGTCTTTCTGTTCCTTCAGTGCTGCCATGGTTTTCTCGTAGGAGATTTCCCTAGCCTGCATAATGATAGGAACTACTGTGTCCAAGACAAATGAGTTTAGAGGCATTGCTTCAATGTGCATCTTACCGTTTTGCATGTCACGCCAGCACATGTTGTACAGTAGAGTGTACTTCCCTGAGTAAGGGTACTCTCCTAGCATTTGCAACCCAGTGTCTTCGTCTATGTTTCCAACGTAGTATGACTCTGGTGTTCCGTATGACAGAGCGTCTTGCCACTGCATCAACATCCAACTAGGAGTTCCTCCACCTACCAGAAGGTCTCTGTACCCTCTGTAGCTGGGTTGTCCTTCTACGGTCCAGTCGCCTCCGGCGCGGTACGTACACTCGGGTTCGCCGCCCATTCCCCAACGCACAATGAAGCTTGGTTGGTCGTAGCGGTTAGTCCCTCCAATACGCGTAAGCTCTTCTTGGAACCACTCTGGGCATTGGTTGTACTGATAACTATCCGTTGGATTGGGCATCTTGTGTGCTGCCCTCCTGAGCCTTCATTGCTTCGCGCTGTGCAGCTACCTGCGCCTTCTTCACTTCGACGTAATCATCGATCTCTTTTCGATCAACGATTGCTAGTTTCTTTTCTAGGATGAAGTTGAGCAGAAGTGCTGCGGTGTCTGCCATACCCATCAACTCGTTGTCGTTGGTGGCTAATTTCATGAACAGAGTCTGTGCCTCACGCCGAGTCATGGGTGCATCCCAGTACTTATCGTAAGGGCGCTGAATAGGTGATTCGTTTGGATCAATAAGTAGGCTAGACATAGTTGTTCACCTCTACTGGCTTGTACACGCCACGAATGTCTTGCACACGAACCACATCTAGGTCTTCGCTGGCTTCGAACTCTACGCCTATTGCATCGCACATAGCTTCTACTTGCGCATCGGGAACCTTAAGCTTCTCCGCATTGTATTCGCCAAAGAGAACTCGGTACCCCGGCTTGATGATGTCGGACAGTCTGGTTTTGACTCCACCCATAACAACAAAATCACCAACCGCTAGGACAATACCTACGTTTGAATGCTGTCTGTACTTTGCTGGAATGATGAACCCTGTGCGTTTGTCACGCATAGAGCCGTCTTCAAGCTGTTCCATGTTCTTGTCTTCTGCCACGCGCTTGATAAGCACACGGTCAAGGATTGGTGTGAAGGGTTCATACTGCTTCTCTGGGAACTTTGGTTCTGCCTTCTTCACTGGTTCTGAGTCGAATCTTGAGCGTCGGTCAATTACTGTGATCCCACTGCCTAGCTCTTCTGGAGCCACGTTGTGCAGTTCGATAGGATCGTTTACTTCACTACCACCTGCTGAGAACTGGGCACTGCGAGCGCCCCGTGCTAATACATCTCCACCTGAGTTCATTGAGTCTCCTGAGTCTTTCTGAGTTAAGAATCGATCCTCGGAGGACCAGTCCCTATACGTTTGCGCGAGAGGGGCTGGGCCGAGGGCATTGCTCATGCACCGCAAAGTGCCAAGCAAAAGTCGTTTTCATTGCAAAACAAAAGGCCCTGCGAGTGATCGCAGAGCCTGCTTTGCTAAATTCGTTTGTATGAGTCTAGGTAACGCAACGCACGCCCTGTCCATGACTCCAGTTTCCCTATGAGTGTTGGAAACGGGATGACCAAGGCTTCTTTCAAAATTGCTTCTAGGAATCCTACCATGCGGTTGCAATCTGCACAAAGAATGCCACGGTTGCATTTACCACACGTTAGTTCCTTGTCACAACATGTGTGATCGTGATCTACAGCCATTCGACGTTTATCATCACCTTGTACTGCCTTGCACAGTGCGCAGTGACCGCCTTGTTCTTTTAGCTGCAATTCGTACTCTTCCACCGTCATCTTATGGCGTCTTTCCATTTGCTTTCTTCGCCCATACTCCGGTGTGTACCACTTACCGTTTGGAAGTGTTGTCTCCCACGCTGCTGTAGCCTCTTGAAGTTTCCGGCGAAACTCCGGGTCTTCAGCGTAGCGTTTACGGTCATTCTTTCTTCGGTCTTCTTTGTTCTTATACGGCATTAATTTTCTCCTCTGCAAAGGTAGAGCAGGAACCCTGTTGCAGCAAGGTTCCTACTCCATCTATGGTATCACAACTGCAATTGTAATACAAGGACAAAATTACACCGTTGGAACGGCGGCATTCTGAATATACAAGCCAGCGCGAGGAGCCGCATTGGCAAGGTTAAAGCACGTATTGTACGCAAACATCATTTTGTTACACGCTTTGCGTGGTGTAGTCATTTCTGCTACACTCTCATGGTTTATTTTCCATGAAGATCGGACTATTGCATCACTCTTTCGAGCGCCCTATCGCTTAGTCTCTCACGGTCCCTATTGGGTTCCGCCTCGTTGCCGTTTCAGGTTTCGAGTCAATCAGATTGGGTTTTACTCGCACATGTTTTGCGTCGGTTTATGCGAAGTCAAATACGTTCCGTTCGTGGTGCCCACGTCTGGAACTGGTGCTACGACGTTTCCGCCGCCGAAGTCATACAACTCCAGTGGGGAAAGCTCACCGATGTACCAGTTCTCCATCAGGAGAAGGTCCATACGGCTAGCAGTAGCGGTAGCGCTCTTGTGGTACTTGCGTCCACCGAACGTATCGCTGAAGTAGCGCTTGGACATGTCCAGAGTCTTCTCGCCCTTAACTTCCTGAGCGTTGACGATCTGCACATTGTACATCAGGTTGCTCTGGGCAAATGCTTGCTCAAGAGGACCATACCAAATACCAGACTTCAGGGACTCTGCGTCTGGGCCGAGTGCACGGGTCAGGAGCACTTCTGCACGTTGCGCGATTCCGGGGGTAATAGCTGCACCATTCAGGTTAATGGTTGGTGTGCTCAAACGTCCGGGGTACGCATTGCGGTTCAGTCCACCGATGGTTCCGGTGTTGCTGTTCACGTCCCAAGCCTTGATACCTAGGATCGAGTTGCCGCTGCCGTACGATGCGCCAGCCACAACGATGTAGTCGGTCACGACAACATCAGAGGGCAGTGCGGTACTGAAAAACAGAGTGTTGCTGGGGCCATCGGAGTAGCTGATGGTTGCGCTAGACACTCCACCAGTGCGCTGAACACCACCCGTGCTGTAGAACTTCACGACCTGTTGGTCGGTGAAAGCCACTGCGACGTTGATGCCAGTGATGCTGGCGGTCTGGGCTGCAGGTGATCCGCCGCTCAGAACGATGACTGCTGTTGCAGGAATCTGGTCGATCATGCCCGTACCATCCGAGTTGATAAGACCTTCAATACCCTGCATTGCGCTGTCCAGAGAGTTCTTCATTTCCTGTGCCTTCACAGCGAAGAGACCCTTCTGCTTGGAATCGGTGGAAGCCTGAGCTAGCCACGAAATCTCGCAGACGTTGAACAGATAAACCGGGGCCAGAGCGAAGGAAGCCCATTGCGAACCGCTGCCACGTAGCATGCTGTCTGCATTGCCCGTGCCTTGAGTAATTGCCGCACCAGCCTGCACCCGGAAAGGTACGCGGAATGATGCACGTTGCGTCCCGCCAGCGTTCGACTGGTTGGACACAGGGATTTTGGTTGCTTCTGCCTTGAACATGCTGTATGCAGTGGTCCCGTGGAAAACTAGATCGGGTATCTCCTTGGCAAACGCATCTAATTCAACTGCTTCTACTGCGGCTTCTAAAAGAGCCATATAACCTACTATGCTGCTATGAAAAGTTCCACGTAAAATGATAGGGTCTCTGAGCGAACCTAACCGGAACTGTTCCGCTGAGTCGTTCTACTGCGTTTGTGCTGCAGCAATTCTTGGTGTGCCCATATTTAAGGTGTTGTCGCCACCGCCACACTTCAGAACTGACGATGAGATGTAACTCCGTAATGTCTGAAACCTGCCGTCAGGCTTCGCATGCTAGTTGCTGTCCGTTGGTTCCATCAGACATTACGGAGGCACATCTCTGTGCTCTCCTTGATTCTTACAGAGACTGCGTGCCTACAACGTCCGTTGCTAGAACGGTGATGTTGTATGGTACATCAGGGGCTGTTGGTTGTGCCGCTGAACCTGTGCATCGCACAGTCAGAGACGCTTGACTTCCAGAACCAGATACAGCAGTTACGACGCCAACGACTGATACTTGATCATTGACTTCGATGGGCTTGCCGTTACGAGTTGTTCCTGTTGCCATTTGTTACTCTTTTCTCTGAGATCGGATACGACATCTACTTCCGCCATGTAATGAACTTGACGGACTTACCGTCTGTAGTCTTAACGAAGCCGCGTCCCATAATCTGTAGCGTAACCAAATCAGAGGAAGAATATTCCTTGCCTCCGACCTTAATTGCGTCACGCACAAGATTTGCAGGGCGACTTGCAACGTATATTGGCTTTCCTGTGGCTACTGACTTTGCTGCATCTTTGACTGCCGCGTCCTTCTTCACTGTTGCTGCGGCTGCTTTGCCTGCCGCACTACCGCCCTTTGCGTAACCGGGGTAGCGTGCTTGGATTGTCTTAGTCACAATGTCGTTGGCAATAGACTGGACCTTTGCATCGTGGTATTGAACCATCTTTGCACGGTCTGGTGTCTTCTGCTTCCACATCGCGTCCATCTGTATCTGGTAGGCTTTATCGGCCTTCAGTGCAGCGTACAGTCTGTCCTTGATTCCATTTCCTAAGTCAATGATTGTCTCTCGTGGGAAATCCTTGAAGAAAGGCTTAGACCTTAAAAATGCACCTAAGGATTTTCCTAGAATATCATTGTTCTTGTGTTCGCACTCTTCAGCGACTCCACTTTCAAATTTCTTACGCTCAGCAGTGGCCGCATCAGTCTTTGTCTTTTCGAATTCTGCCTTTTCTGCTAAGAACTTCTTACGCTCCGGTGTTTCCGCTGGAGTTGTGGTTCTGTTCTTTGCATCGTTGCTTAGATCGGTATACCAGTCTGTGAGGCTCTTAACTAAGCTGGTGATCTTGGCAACATCAGGAACTGTTTCTCCCTTATCATTCTTTGTTGCAAGCGCAGCGTTGAATTGACTTACAAAGGAATCCATCTTGACTTCCTTCAACGCTTCTGCAACTACCGGGATGGTCGTATTGTAGAATGCATCGGCATCATGTGCCTTCAGCTTCTGTAATAGCGACGGTGCCAGTACACCTAGTGCCTCTGGGTGACCGCTGGCTTTAAGGTCTTCAATAACGTTGTCCCACAGCTTTGGATCGGCTGCGTAAAGCAACTCATCTGTTGCAGTAACCGCTTCGATTGCGTCCTGCATCTTTTGATAGCCTTCTGGGCCACCTACTGAGTCGATGAAGGCTTTGGCTTCTTGCATTTCTGCAACGCCTTTTGGGAAGATTTGCTTTGCAGCATTCCATCGCTCAAAAGAGCCGTGCAGTTCCTTAACAACTCCAGCGTTCTTTGGGTCTGCATCTCGCATGGCTTTCAGTGCTGTGCGGACGTTTGCTGGGGTTGCATCTGTCGGAGTATTCTTGGCAGCGGCTGCGGTCTTGAACGCCTCTTGTTCTTCAGGTGTCTTTTCCGTTCCATCTGCATTAAGTGTTTCGGTTTCTTTACCTGCAGTATCGGTGGTATCATCCGTGCTGATGTCTGTGGTATCCGCTGTTGAGTCGGCAACGGTTGTATCTACTGTTGAGTCTACAGTAGTGTCCACAGTGGTATCTGCTGAGTCTGATGTAGCTGCGGCTGAGGAATCCAGCATCGCAAAATCTACGATATCTGTTGCCATTTGTTGAGTCCTTCAATCTGAGTTAGGGCCGTGAATAATCACGGCCCCTTTGTTCTTACTGTGCTATCGGTTGCTTCAGTGCTTCTGGGATTGCTTTACCAGCAATCTTATGGTCGAGCGCTGTGCCTGCTGCTTGGGCGAACATGTCAGGTGTTGCATTGATGTTCATCTTAGCCAGAGCTTGCACTGCAATCGGTGGAGGCATCTTAGATACATCGACACTCAGTGACTCGGATGGTGGTTTACCCGGAGGCATGTTAGCCGCTGCAATCTTCTTAGCCATAGCTACGTGTTCTGCCCAGTGTATGTGGACGTTTTCATAGCCTGCACTTTGTTCTTCTGTTCCGTGCTTGAACTTCTGTCCCTCCGTAGAGTTCATCCATTCAAAGCACTCGTTAGCTTCTACTGCGTGATTTTCGCTCTCATCTTGTGCAACAGGTATAGTGCTCACCATCTTTGGTAGAGAGTTCATAGCCTGTTGTATTTGTGAGACCATAGCGGCGGCTTGAGGCGGTACTTGTTCGCCTTGTGCCGATGCGGCTGTCATGCCCATTGTTACCTTTTCCAAACCTGCACTCATTTGTAAGAGTTGTGGATTCGGCATAGGTGCAGCGCGTAGCAAGAGTTCAAACTCACTACGTTGTTTAGTGACTGATGACGCCCCAGCTACTTTGTAGTTTTTCATACGAAGTGCTTTTGACGTTTCCTCTAAGTTCGATGGGCTGAATACCCATTGTGCAAGAGGTGACGCAGGTGCAAGGTTTGCCTTATCAATCAGCGTCATTATTTTTACTGCTTTTTCTTCTTCAGTCTCTGGCAATGATGGATTGCTCTCTGGATAACATAGTACGTTACCTCCAAGAAGGTTCGCAGTGTTGACTGTTACGTTTCCACGTCCCTGTATATTCTGCGATATTTCTTTTCCATCTCTGCATTCTGCTGCGCACTTAACGGCTTGTCTAGCTGCGGTTGCGAATAGGTCTTGAATGTTATTCCAAGGGCAACCTACGCGCTGCAGTGCTTGATCACGCTGTATTACTGCGTTTCCTACTGTGTTCTCCCCTGTAGCATTGCCGAACAATGATGGCAGTGCTCCAGATATCTCTTCGGAAAGAGTAGTTATGAACCACTTGATAAATTCAGGCAGCGCAGGCTGGTGCTGAGGAGTAGGCTCAACCATTATGTATTGAGACTCTGCCGTCAGTCCGGGCTGAGGTATAAATGGTCCGATGCTTCCGGGGATGTTTGGTTCTTTCTTAATTGCATCCATATCGAAAGCTTCAGAGTTCATCCACTTCTTAGGTATGGTTCTCTTGAAGAAGTCATCTAACAAATCAACCCAGTCGTTTATTCGCTTCTGGACAGATATAAGTGCAGTGCCCATAGCTCTACGATTTTGTCCCTTACCTGCGGTTGGGTGGGCGATTGCTAGGTGGTCATCCATCTTCTCATTACGAGAAAAGGCATACTCTTGTCCGGCGCGAGCCAGCAGCACTCCGTCTGGAAATGCTTCTAACAGTTCTGCTTTTGCTTCATCGCCTACAGAGGGATCAAGAAACATTGCAGGACGCATCCACGTGTACTTAACAGTGGTGTGTCGTGACAATGAGTCACCAGTGACGTACGCTCCAAGTACAGCTTGGCGCACGTTCTCTCTTGCGATGCGATCAAGTTGTGTTGCTGATTGTCCATCGGTGCCGGGACTAATCTTACTTGCGATCCACGGGAACATACCACGAACCATTGCAACGTCATAGTCCAACATCAACTGCACAAACTGCATTTCAGAAAAATTGTCTACGGAAATAGGAACCTTATGATCCAACTTGCCGTGAGCAGTAGTGACTTCCATACCAAGTGGTTTCTTAGAACTGTTACCAACTCCTGCGGAGTCCAACAATCCGTCTATATCTCCACCTGTGTCTGATACTGATTCTGTTACTTGTAAAAAGTCTTCTTGTCCATCTTGTCCAGTAGGTTTGTCGTCTGGAGGATTTAAGATGTCGTCAGGAACGGTAGGAGTAGTCTTGTCTTCTTCGAATCCGTACTTCTGTCCGTCCAGTTGATAGCGCGTCCATAGAAGGACACGATCTTCGTTCCAGAAAATACGAGCGCACTGCACCAAAAGGTCATGGAGCTTGTTGTTGCGTGACCAAATGTCTTTGAATCTATCGGCTTCTTCGGCTGCAATCTTGTCCGGTGCCCACTCTGGGTTTACAGGAGAAAATTCTACCTTCGGTACTTCTCTTGATAGTGCCGATACAATGATGTCACCTTTGGGTCCATACACGTTGGTGTCGTATATGCTATTGTGGTTTCTATCATTGGCTTTCTTACCTTGGCCTCCACCGGGGAGTTCCCATCCTCCACGCTTGCCTCTAAGTAAATGCTGATATCCTCTTTCAAAGTGCAGAGCTTCCCACGTCTGCTCGACTTCCATGCGTCGTGCAGCTACGTCTGTTTTTGTGCAGATGTCATCAAGGGATATCAAAGTACCTCGTGCTATGTCGCTCAACTCAGCAAACGGCTCTGGAGAATGAGGGAACGGAGCGTACACACCAAGGGGACTGTTATTAGGGCTTTCAGGCTGAGCTTCGGACCCGCCTTTTGCGCCTTCTGTCCCCGCCCCTACAACTTCTGAAACATCGTCTGCCATTTGGGACTCCTATTACTTATGCATTGCCTTCAGGCCCTTTGCGCTTGCTATCATGCGACCAAGACGACCTGTGTGATGCCCAGCTAATTTCTTTTCGGGAATTTTTTCTCCCTGTGGTACTCCTAGCGCCTCGTGGAGTGCGCCGGGGTGATGGATTGTGAATCCACCTTTCTTTCCAAGATCAACTTTGTGTGCTTTGTGACCTATTGCCATTGCCGTTCTCCTAGTACACGTTGACGCCGTTGTTACCACGCTTCTTGGTAGCCGATGCGTTCGTGCCTTTACGAATACCCATGGTCACTCTTTTGAAAGAGGTAGGGTTTTGATCTTTTGCAGACAATGGAGGTTGCTGTGGAGATGGGTTTAACTTTGTTCTTCGTCCGATTCCTACACTCATGCTGCCCTCATAGCTTGACGAGAGAGTTGCCCACCTGCATCAAGTTTTGGTTTCTTTTTACGAGGAGGCATAGGTGCCTCTCCCTGTAACCAACTGGGGAGAGGATTTGGATTTAAAGACGCCGTCTCCGCAGGTACTTCTTGTTTCTTTTTCTTAGGAACTCCGAGACCTAACATTTACTTAGCCTCCCAGAAGCGGCAGTATGCAACTGCATGAACTTTCACGTCTCCATTTGGCAAACGTGGTTGCTTCGATAGTTCCTTCATCTTTGGACCGTTGCATCCACTCTCTGACTTAACAAAGTGCTCACAGTTGAAACAGTGCTCCGAACTGCCGGGATGATGCGACTGGTACCCTGTCTTCGGTTCTTTAATTATGGAGAACGCAAATTTACCCATTGACCTTCTCCTTCTTGCGACCGAATCCCGGTGCTTTCTTTTTTCGTTCAGGGAGTCCCTTAGGAGAGCCTGTTGCACCAATCCACTCCTTGACTCCCGAATCCCCTAGCTTCTCTTTGGCGTCCGCTGTGTGCAACCACCGGAACTGTGCCTTAGATTCTGCTGGCATTGCTGCTCCTTACTTAAGGTCCGGCATTGCAAACCCATCTTCTTCCGATGGTGCTCCAGCTTGCCCCTTAGCGCTGTGACCAAAGCCCTCTTCCTCTTGTCCATCCTCTTTACCAGCAGGTGGAACCGAGGCTAATTGGCGTGCTTCGTCGTGCGCATTGTGCGCGTGCTCATGAACGTTCGTATGAACATGGCCATCCTTGTGATGAGAGGTGACAGTGTGTCGTCCAGACTTTTCATCATGATGGATAATGACCTTATGTGCGGCTCCATGTTCTGACACTACCGGATGCTCCTCACCGTCATGTTGCTCTGCTTCGTTCTCTTTTGCGCCTTCTTGTTCTCCAGCTTCAAATTCAGGCGTTTCCTTAGCTTCATGCTCAGGCGACTCGCTGTGCATTCCATCTTCAGAGTGTGACTCGTCGAACTTGCGTCCCGCGAAGATACTGCCGAACTTCTTTCCCGGTACTTTCTTTGACTCGTACATTTATTGCTCCTCTTCGGCAGTGCCGATTACTTCTTGTCGTCCCCAAGCAATTCACTGACCTTAGCGGTAAGTGCTGCTTTGCTATTACAAACGTATTTGTCTGGTTCCATATAGCATGAAGGAACCCAACCCTTCTTCTGACTCAGGGTCTTCTTTGGTTCGTAGCTGGCTTCGATTTCGAATCCATTCTTTGCTACTGAGATGCTGATGCGGCACAACTTTCCTTTATCTGCCATGCTTATACCTTGGCGGCTGTTGCCGCTTCCTCTTCCAATTCCTTTGCGATCCTAGCTTCGTGCTCTTCTTGTTCTGCCTGCCAACTCGTCTTGACTTGGGGAGACTGGAAGCTAGCGAAGCTTGGTTTTTCAGGTTTCTTTGCAGTGGGATCAATGCCTACGCGCCGATTTATATTCAGTTCGTATATACTGATTTTGGTCTGAAGAAACGCCTTCTCCGTTCGAAGCTCAGCGATCACCTGATCCTTGTCTTGTCGTACTCTTTGCAGGTCTTCACGTAGAAGAAGTAAATCTTTTTCTAAACGATCAACCAGCGACGAGTAGAACAGGTCATCCCAGAAACCTCTTATGCTAGATGCGATGCTCATCCTTGATCCTGCTTTCCCATCCACACCGCTTGTTCCGGTGGGCGAAACGATGCATGCTTATTCTCGTTCTCTGCATCGAGCTTCATCTTTAGAAAATGTGCTGCTAGAGGATCAGTCTTTTTCAATGCAGCAACTCTTTCTGCCTCGACTTGCGCTTCGGGTTTCTTTTTGGCTGCTAGGTATCCGTACAGTCCGTATCGGAAACCGTCGTAGCAGTCATCACCTTTGGCGTTGACCTTTAGCACATCGTCCATCAAATCAGGGTTTCTCATCAACGACGGAATTGCTAAGATTATCTCTTTGCATGTGTCGAGGATTACTAATTCACCTTTTTTGATAGCATTGTACATTAGCGATGCAGAACCTATGCGGTCCCTTGTCGCAGATGTAACCGGAGGAAGTCCCACAAGCTTCAACGCTCGTGAGTATTCGTCCGCTGGTGTGCGGCTGTCCATTTGTCGATTAAACTTTTCGTGTGAAAAGTATATGGCCTTTAGAGTTACTGGTCTACCGTCTGGAAGGTGTGCTTTTGCTTTGATGATCGAGGCTAGCTCGTCCATCGTCTTTCCACCTGTTACCACTATCTCTTGAAAGCAAACTGTCTTGAGTCGGTAGTTGTCTCCAACTGAGTCCTTAACCATCGCTTTCGTAAATAAATACGTAGCGTTGGCGTGCTGCATGCCCCAGTCTTCTCCAGCCCAGCACGGTTGCCAGTCTTGCCAGATGATAGCCTCGGGGTCTTCTCGCAAATTTAATACGTGGTATGATGGGTCAAAGCAATCGAAGTATTGACCTTCAACTGCACCGTCGAACCCATACAGAACTTTGTCGCGTTTCGCTTTTGGCATCGACATCAAACGAGCAACAATGCCGGGGTCGCGTGCTAGCAGTTCTGGGTTATCCAGCACTGTAGATCGCTGATAAGCGTACGCATCTGGATCGTAAATCTTATTCCATTCTCCAGACTCTTGAATCCACCATGAACCGTCCACCGGATCACGCTTAGCGTCTTCTCCGGGGTTCCATGGTTCTTTCTGAACGAACAGCGTGCGGTAGTACTCGTAGTGCGGACCTAATGGGTTGGTGCATCCCACAATGGCCGGGATTGGAAGATTGCCTGCCTCGTCCCTCTCGCAAGCTGGGTTCACAATGTTACGTTGGAACAGCATCATCCACGCATCCGGCGAGAACTGTCCACATTCATCTACCAGAATGGCTGGGTATGCTTGTCCTAAGTACTGTTCGATATCTCTATCTTTGTTGTTCTGGCAATGCCCGAAGACTACGCGGGAGCCGTTCTTTAAAGTAGCAACGTGCTTCGTCTGGTCATAGTCATATAGTTCCTTCGGCATGAAGGTCTTGAAATCGGCAATAGCTCCGTTTTCCAATTCCTTGAAGTTCCTACGAAGGACCAACAAGTTGCATCCTGTCCACTGCAGACAGTAATGCATCACAAAGTACATCAACCATCCACAGGTCTTTCCTGAACGGATTCCGCCAGTGCTGAGACACTGACCAGCTGCTGGTTGAAGGTACACTTTGCCATCGCGCTGTACATACCTTAGCAACTCTGTTTGCTTTGCCTGAAACTTGAAAATCTTATCAAAGTTCAGCGTGCCGTCCGAGTTCAGGTACGGCTTTGTTTCTACCGCGTCTGTAGTTTTTCTACGGGGCACTGAGTTGCCTCTATTTCTTTTCGTTTGTAGTGACGCTTACCACTTCCGCAAATGATGGTTGTTTTGCTTTCTCAACAATGTTGTCCGCGTCTACAATCTTTGGGTTCATAATGTCTGGTGACACTACGATGATAGTCTTCACAGGCTGAGTCGTCAGTTTGTCCATTTCTTTTTCGGACGGGTCTTCTTTACCCAGCGCACGGCGCATAGCGACTTCATACGCTTTTACTGCTGCCATGTCAGCTTTCGGGTCTCCTGATCCTTCTCCCTGTGCAATACGCATGACGTTCCTGAATGCTACTTCGTGCTCTGTCAGTCCGGGGTTTTTCTTGTTTGGACTGTTCAGGAACTTCCTATCTTTCCTTGTGAAATCTACCACTGGCGCTGGAGGTTTAGGTTTGCGTACGAACTGACCGCTACTTGCGCGAATCATTTCACGTGTGCCACCCTCCTTCGTCTTGATGACGACTAGGGCGGTCTCAGGTGGGGTTGCCACCTGAGGTTTTTCTGAGTCCGCCATGTCTTGTTCCTCTTACAGTTTCTTGAATTGAGCTACAGCAGCGTCGAACACGTACTCCGCTTTTGAGAGTCCGTACTTAACGTACAGTTTCTCGACAGCATCAGTAAAGGTCTTAGCCTTCGCTTCTGCTGAGACTTGTAGTCGGTGCATTTCCAGTTGAATCTTCAGGTACTCCAGTTCCGTTTCGCGGAGCAGAAGTTTTTCCTCTGCTTCGATCTTAACTAAAGCAGCCTTTACTTTCTCTTCAACCTTTTCCACTTCTGCAACGACTTCCTTCTCGACGGATTTCACTTCTGCAACCACGGCTTCAGTCACGGTCTTTACTTCGCCTTCAACTGCCTTCACTACGTTTTCTAGTTCGCTCATGTTCTGAGTCTCCTATGAGTTTTGTGCCTTTAGAAAATCGTTAGACCTTTCAAGATGGCACCTTTCTTGAAAATCCCTCTATCAGAAATCTTTTGTCTCTGCTCTTCAAAAGCAGGCCCGTGATCATCACGCATTTTGGTTGCTACATGACACATCTCGTGCGCTAGTGTTGCAAGAACGGCTGTCTTACCGGGATTTTTGGTTTTGCTGATGATGATTATGTACTCGTGTCGATAGTGATCTTCGGCAAATGCCGTTGGAGAGTCGTGCTTGTCTGAAGTCCATGCAAAGTACTTTTCTTCAAACTTCTCAATCTCCAATTCGTTGATCCATCGTACACACACGTTGCTTGGAAGTTCATTGTGAAAGAACTTTTTATTTATAAGTCTGTACCAATGCTTTAGACACTTGTCGGATCGCACTGCGATTCTCCAAGCTCACAACGCCTTCGGCGCATTCGAGCGTATAAACGACAAAGGCTCAACCCTGTTAAGAGTTGAGCCTTAAACCCACCGTTCTTCACGGCAGGGGTGTATTTGAATGTGTCCTGTTACCAGCCACGCGTTAACGCGGTCTTACAAGTTTTAGGGTACAGGTAAATCCCTTATGTGTGACATTCCCGAACTCGTGCCTTGCAAGGGTGAGGATCGGTGTCACTTGCTGCTGGTATAACCTGAACGCTACAGCTATACGTTCCCGGTCGCTGTTAATAAAGCCTATTGAGATAGAACAGCGAACGTCTCACAGGCTTAGTCGTTGAGTTGGCCTTGGCGCAACGATACGCCTTATGCGGTTTCCGTACCCCGCGCCGTTGCGTGCGGTGAAGACACGACGGACTAGTGCAGATCGAGGGATGATCACTTCCCAAACATCTGCTTTCGATGCATCTCCTCCACCCCTATAGGGCACGTGCTTAAGTTACACCAAGCATCGAATCTTTACTTACTGATCTCTTTTGACTTTTCAACCGTTGGTCCGTCTTGAGCCAACGCTCCCAGCATTTCAAAACCGGGAGTCGTAATCATTGTGCCGCGCGGTTCGCTACGGTACAGTGTGTCGAGTTTCCTATGCGAATACGTTTCTTTCACGAAGTCTATCGTGAGGAAGATCGCAAGGAATAACAGAACTAAAAGAACTGTCATTGTGCTCACACTTTCTTTTCAAACTGGTCGGCTTTGCGAGGGGCGCGTCTCGCGTAGTCCGCGTCTCGCGGTGCATGCCTCGTTCTCTGCCATCAGCCGTCGTAAAGCTTCCTCAGTCTCTCGCGAGCCGCTGAGGTACCGGGTGCGTTTGTGTCTGCACTTGACATCTGTGAAATTTGCGGTGACAATTCGAACACAGTGTGTCGCACTTTGCTATTTCCAAAGCAAGGTGTTGCACCGACCAACCGTGATTGATTGCTGTCGCTATTTCCAATTCTTTTTTGCTTGGGTCTCTGTGGTGGAAGTCTAGACATGCATCGTCTGCTTCTCCACACTGTATACAGGGATGTGTGCACCTGTACTCAGTTACCCATTTCTTTACTGCGGCTTTACGGTTCTTGTTCTCGTCTAATCTTTGTTGCTTGTGCTTCTCGTAAAACCTTCTGCTCCACAACGCTTGTTTGGTCCTTGTCATACGTTTCTCATTTCTGAGACTTTCGTATAACGGAGGGTCCACCACTCGGTTTAAGTCCGAGAACTTTTTGGAACCCTATAATGATTGCGCTTTGCTGCCGCGAGTTCTGCCTCGCACTTTGTGCGTACTTCCTCGCTTACATAGAGTGTAGCAGCGAATTGAATAAGGTCTGCCATGCGCTGGTCAAACTCTTCTAAGCTGTTTGCTTTTTTCAGTGCAAAGAGTGGTTCATCCTCTGGATCGATGTCTGCCATGGGAACCTTAATGAGTAACGCGGCATGTTTGCCGCATACCGCGTTGCTCGGTGCATCTTTGTCGTGTGCGTGTCTTTGGTTGCGCTAGACTGATGCAAGATTAAAGGGAGGGAGTGGTGTGCTCAGTCCCTATCGCCAACAACTGTTGGTGTGGTTATAAACTTTAGTACTTCTTCAGATACTCTAGAGCGCTCTCGAATAGATCAATTCTATCTTGAAACATACCTAGGACTCTGTTACATGTGCCACATAGAAAACCTCGTGGTACCGGAGGGTCTGAGTGCTTATGGTCAGCATGCAGTCTTCTTCCGTTAGTGGACTTTCTGTGGCATATAGCACACATTCCATCTTGTTTCTTCTCTTGCTCTTCGTAGCGTTCTTTTGTCCACCCTTGTTTCTTAACACGCCAAAGTAATTT